GGACAATGGGAACGGCACATGGAATTTGGCTTATGCTCCGGCTGTGGGTAACGCCTATTATTATGCTAATTATTTTATAGGTGTTTATGATGATACCACCAACGGTAGTGGTGTAACGCTCATTAATGGAGTTGCTCCTGTTGATCCCATTGCTGGTGTATATCAAGTAGATACACTTACTTTTTCTGGGGTTCCTACTTCTGGAACCTTAACACTCATCAACGGCTATTCAACTGTTAGTGTAAACATCAATTACTACGATACATCTTCCACTGTCCAAAGTGATGCAATTTATATTATTGGTTCTGGTTATTTTGGAACAGTATCAGGGGATTTTTCAACTGGCTTTACATTTACATGGTCTGATTATTTGGAACACGATTCTGCTAATAGTTCCAACCAATATTTTGAACTAGGGACGAATGCCTTAGTAATTGCTGGACTTCCCCAAATAATGACAATTGTGGAAAACGATTCACCAACTGCTGGTAATGTAGGATTTTTTGTTAATGGAACCCAAGAAACAGAATGGGTTTATAACGATAGTGGTAGCGGTGTTGCAAGCGGTGTATCAACTGCCACGGGACAAACCTATACTTGTTCGGGGACTGCGGGTAATTGGACAGTAACAAGTAGTGTAGATTATTACGATTCAAATACTTACACTGCTGGGAGCGACACAACAACACCAGCACCATTAACAAAAGCCTGTCCCGCAGAATTAGATATTACAACATTTTTAAACTTTTGTTCTGGTGGTGTTGCTGTTGGTGGAACTGCTACCTTAGGTAGTCCAGGGCTCGATTGTGTGGGCGGTTGTAAAGTTGGCGGGCACACTTCAATAAGTTTATTTGTTAATTGTTCAGGAGGAGCTAAAACAGGGGGACACTCATCACCGCACAAGCATCTAATAAATAATTGTAGTGGAGGAGCAAAAACTGGTGGGCATGCAACACATCATAAACATCTAATAAATAATTGTAGTGGTGGAGTTGCCACAGGAGGTACAGCATTACCTGTAAGCGATAATTTAATTATTAATTGTCATGGCGGTTGCAAAACTGGTGGTACAGCACTACCCGATAGCGATAGTTTATTTGTTAATTGTTCAGGAGGAGTAAAAACTGGCGGATTAACTACTCATCATAAGCATTTAATTATTGCTTGTAGTGGAGGAGTAAAAACTGGCGGATTAACTACTAATCATAAACATTTAATTGTTAGTTGTTCAGGAGGAGTAAAAACTGGCGGATTAACTACTCATCATAAACATTTAATTTTAAGTTGTTCAGGAGGAGCAAAAACTGGTGGTACGGCACTTACTTCAGGGTCAATTGATTGTCATGGCGGTTGCAGAATTGGATCTATGCCATTTACTAAAAAAAGAACTATTAATTTATCTTCGGGAGTTGTGTTAAATAATTTTGTTTTGCAATTATACATCCCCAATTCAGGAAATAATGCGGTATTCTTCAATCCAATAAATGGAAAAAGATATCTAAGCAAGAATATAGCCGATGAATTTTACCATGTTAAAGTTGATCTACAAAACGAAAATATATTAGTTAATTATTAAGGAGCAAAATGAGTGGTTGTTGTCCAATTATAAGTAATCCCAAAGGTGGCGTAGCTTGTGGAGGTTTTGCAAAAATAACTAATTCTTGGGATTTATATCAAGATTTTATTTGTTACTATTTATTAGGCGGTAACTACAATGGTACAGCGAATGAAGTTTTAGATTTATCACAATATCATAACAACGGTACAGGAGGTGGCGGTTATGCTCCATCAGTACCATTACAAGACGCTGGCGTATTTTGTTTAACTTCTCAATTTTTTAATGAGTCACAATTAATTAGTTTGCCTACCGATCAAGTAAGAAGTAATGAAGCTTTTACGGTTTCGGCATGGTTTAATTATCAAATAACTTATGTAACAAGAAACTTTTATGATAGAGGTAATTTCCAACTTGGCTATACTTTTTTAGATCAATTACAAGCCACCATTGTTGTAGAAAATACATTACGAAGTACCACAACAATAACAGTAATAGGAGCAACAAGCTTAGAAACCAATGAATGGTACAACGTTGCTTGTGTAGTTGATCCCATAAAAGAAACCATCAACTTATACCTTAATGGTGTATTGGATGCGTCAGAGAGCCTCACAGGAGCTATAGTAAGCCAAGGAACAACTGAGATTGGTAATTTATTTTTAGGGAACGTTCAAAACCTTACCGTCTCCCCTGTTGCTCATAGTACCGCTTGGATATTAGCACAATATAATAATGTTTGTAATTATTCAACATTTTTATCTGTTACGGCTGAATTACCTTTTTGATTACACCCACAATCTTTTCTATTTTGAATCCTGGAATAATTAAGAGCTATTTTTCCAGCACAATTACGATCAATTATTACATCACTTTCAAAATAACATATAGAACAACGATAACCACCTGCTGGGGATAAGACAAAAGTACATTTATTCATAATATATTATTTATTGGAAGAGTCAGTAAACGATTGAAAAAAGTAAAATTGTTGGCTGGATTACAAGTCACACCAGTACCGTTAGCTATATTACAGTCACCAGCTAATACAACAATTGATTTATCATATACAAATTCCCCACTAATGAAGGAAAAAGCGGGATAGCAAGAACCATAAGCATTTTGGGCGGTTTGCGTTGTCATGCAAATAGCCGTCCCCCCAAGCACCTCACAACAAGCATTATGTACAACACCCCCTAGCCCTTGCATAATTTGCACATTTGTGGGAGCACCCATTAATCCAACATTCCCGTCACCACAATAATAATCACAAGTGGCTGGGCTCAAAGACATAGTACTACCAACAGCGGATAAAAAATTATTAGTTACTGTATATCCCTCGGCGGTTAAACAGGTAGTGAATTCACCAGCAATATATAACCGTTTACCCCCCACTTTTAGCCATGTCACAAAATTCTCAACAACAGGTAAAAATTGCGTCCATTGGGAGCAAGCATTAGATGTCCCAATCATTGCTAAGGTAGCACAAGGTAATAATTGATCTATATTACTTGTCGTTAATCTACAGCCACCACCAATAGAAGCAAAAGCAAGCTCATAAAAACCAGTATCGTTTTCTGTTACTATTGGACAACAACCACAATTCCAGCCACCCCAGCCCATTAGTAGCCTCCTGAGGAACAATCCCACTCTGTAACAAACCATCGTGTGTGGTGAGAAGAATAAGAAATATAAATTGTGGCATTAGTAGGAACTGCCGTACTAAATTGATTGTATACTAATATATTATCGACGCCATAGACTAAACATGTAGCACTACTATTAGCAGGGATTCCGCCACTAGGAGCAGTAGTATAAGCCACTCCAGGTGAGTAATTAAATTCGTAATATTGTTGCCCTTCTACTTTAGTTAAATCAACGTATTCATTTGTTAGTACCCATTGGCTCGAACCACTATCAACTGCATAATCATTATCAGTATATAAATGAGTGTCATTGGGATCATCACTAGGCAAAAACGTGCCGTCCGCTTGTCCGATTAATTTTACCCATGAGTATTGATACGACCCTTCGCCCACCGATTTGCCTAATATCTTTGCTGGAATAATACCACTACCAGAACCACTATCTTTAAATACCATAAAATTTTGCCCAATGGCTGGCATCATGTATTGAATTGATCCAATCTCTACATTAGCACTTCCCATGACTTCATAAGCAAAACCATTATCATTAGTTGTTAAGCCTACTTGTAATTGTGGATCGGTCTGTACATCCATTACAGGGTTAGTAGGTGGATCAATGGTGGAACTAACTTGTCCGATGACTTGCTCCCAACTGTAAGCACACATATCAGAATCGAAAGCAGTTATTTTTGCCCAAAACATTTGTGGTCTAGCGATAGGGTTATAGTGTTCACCGATCCCATTTGATTTTTTAGAATGTTCCCACCAGATCAACATTTTTTCTAAACGTAAAGCTGTTTTTGCATCAAATAAGCCATAATTACCAGTGCTTGTATTATTACCTAACATTAAGTTAACATCCAATTAAAAACAGAAAAATCCATTTCGTTGTATATATTAAAGGTTAAAAATTCATATTTAATCGGTGGGGCTTTCGGCAAGGCTTTTCCAGCACCATCTAATGGAACTGGTTCAGTAATATACCCAACACCATTATCGTCCAGAATATTTTCTAATTTTTCGACAAAAGGATTCCATTGCATCAGTCCGCAATCGAGTACTCTTTTTGCCCATTTATATTTTGGATCATATGCTAATTCTAAATGAATTTTATAGTAATATTGGTCAAATTCTTCAGACCATATTCTTTCTGAGCCTATGTCTTGTACCTTTAATGTATTGTTTTCAAATCCCCACCATGTACCTTTATTTATGACATCACGATATTTAAGAAATCCATTACGATTCCAAGTCCAACTATTTTTTTCTATGTGAATTGTGGGTCTAGAATCATCACCCATTACGTGGTCTAAAAAAGGCATACCAGCGCTATTAGTGATTGCTACTCCGTCACGATCTTCATCATAAGGTTTTTCCAAATGTTCTACCGATTCGACTATGCGGGCTGGCTCCTGGGTAGGATCAGATGGCATGGGCTCCCGTTTTCCATAGTGATAATCGATATCCCAAGTTTTTCCGTCATCAGATACTTGTTTTGGATTTATATTAATACAACAAGCATTGCCAGAATCGTAAGCGTCACCAATATTAATCCCAACAAAAGCCACAACATCGGCAGGGTAAGCGATAGAATCAGTTAACACCTGATAAGTTACAGAATATGTTTCTTCAAATTTAGCATTAATGCTTCCAGAACGATTAGGCTTCTCAGTTATAATCATGCATTATTTAGTCATTGAATCATCAAAAAAAAGGAGTACTAAAGTCCGACCTTAATACTCCCATGTCGTTAGAATCGATTATAGAGCGTCATAAATCGATCAATGACCAAAAGCAAAGACAGGAACAGGATTATCAGCCATTCGTCGCAAATAATCTCTTGTGGCTTTTTCTTCTGCTAATTGGGCTCTGGCAATTTTAGCCTCTGGTGAATCGTCATTATGATTCCCATATTGATGAGTTAACATTATTTTTCTTGCCTCATTACTTTCCGCTTCAGCTATGGACGCTAATGGTGGGCCTTTATGTTCACCCAAATATTGTTTATTTAAATTATTATTTGCCTTATCAAAATCACTATCATCTATCCAGCCTTTATCGTGCAACATTTTTAATTTTTCTTGTTCTTCTACAAACTTTTGTCCTTCTGTTTTAATACTATCTTTTACAGATTGTGCCTGAGCATCTAAATTTTTATTCTTTTCGTTGATATCTTCCGTTATTCCCAGATCAAGTATCAGGGCTTTTACCTTACCGATTGCTTCCATGGCTTTAACCTGTTCATCACCTGCTAATGTTGCTGCTTGTAATTGCAATTTATAAAGTTCAACCTGTTGGGATGTAAAACCAAACGTATTACTTTCTAACGTTAATTTTTCAGTCATCTCTGCAACACTATGACTAATTTCTAACATTGCTTCAGATATTTTATCCTTAGCTTCATTAACTTTATCGGCACCTTTTTTTCCAGCTTCTCCAACACCATCAAACCATTTTTTAAATTCTTCACTTCTAGTAGGTGCCGTAAATTTGTCAAAAGCTTCGCCTAATTGTTCGTCACCTAAGTCATGCAAATCTTTTGCCATTGCATCAGTAGTTTCACCAAATTCTACAGACATACCAGGGATTAAATTTATTAAATCAGCAATACGTTTTCCAAGCCATCCTAAGCCATCGATAAAGACACCGATACCATGAGTAATAAAACCTTGTACAACTTTAAATCCTACGCCTAGCATGTCCCAAGCATCAACAACACCACCAATGGCAAAAGCTACCCATTTCATTGATTCCACAATTATTTCTCTCATATTAACTGTATCACTAGACCATTCTGTTATCCGTTTAGCAATATCAGTAATATATGGAGCAAATTCGGCAGCCATTAAATCGCCTAATTTTTTAGTCACCATCCACATATCCCCCAACGCTCCATTGGCTTGTCGGATATTTGCATAATCAACGTTACTTAAATTAGCAGATAATTTTTTATATTTTTCTGCATTAGCATCAATTGCGTCACCCCCTGCCCTTAACGTATTCATTAATTCTTTAGCACCTTTGCCAAATATTTCTTGTGCTAAAGAAGCTTGTGCATAGGGTGATTTAATTTTAGCGATAGAATTAGCAATCGTTTTAAAGGATTGGGATGGGTCCATTTGCTTAATCTGTTTTGGGTCTAATCCCATTGATTCCAGGGCACCTTTTGCTTTTCCAGAACCAATACTCATAGTCATTTTTGCCATGCCGTTTTGTAATGACTCTACATCATCACCAGCTTTTTTTACGGCAAAACTTAATTGTGCATATGATTCCGCATCAGTTCCAAGCCTTGCCGCTAATTTGGCACTAGCTCCTAATGCTTCCATGCTTGCCATAGTCATACTTCTTATGGCATAAACAGCACCTACTGCCCCTGCTAAGAGCCCGGTAGCCATTCCTGCCCCAACACTAGCTACAGAACTGCCGACACTAGCGACTTGACCACCAAACGATTTAACAGCAGATAATCCTTTATTTAATCCTTGGGCAACATCGCCTGTGGCTACTCGCATGTTTAAAACTAATTGATCGATTACTGATTCGGACATATTCCTCCATCAAGGGCTTTTAATTTTTCGTCACCGTGAACGTGTATAGTATTTATATCCTTTTTAGGTAAAGCTACAGAGTAAAGTAACTTCTTCATACTTTCTAAATTATCCGCAGACTTACCACTTGCAGTTTCATAATTGGGCATAAACTTTTCAGGGTGAACAGTATGCCCTACGGTTGCATATAAAGTTGAACATATATTTGCTGTATGTTTATAGGCATCATAAGAATCAGGACAAGGATTCATAGAAAAATAAATCCTCCAAAGATATAATTCATCGTCACCCAAACGGTCAAGAAGATCGTTAACCGTCATCTTTAACACTAATGCTAAAGTAAATAAAAAACTATCGTCTTTTAGTTTTTTTTTGTTTCGTCAAAATGTGGACGAATAGTCATGGCAGTACATTTAGTAGTTAATTCTGCAAAAACATGAGGAGGAAAATCGTTGACGACTTCCATTGCTTCAGGGCTACCAGGATTAAGAAGTAATTTACCGTTTTCATCAACTAACATATAAGTAATGATATTTAATACAGTTTCAACATTAGGTGTATTATCAGGTAAAGCTTTTTGTTGCTCGTATAATTGCATATTAAGACGAGCATTAGGACGTTTAAGATAAAGTGTATATTCTCCCACTTCTATTTTTTCTACTTTCGATTTTAAACTTTCTAATATATTCATTAAGCAATTGTCCATGCACCTGTAAGTTTAATTTCCAATTCGGCCATGATAACAGCATCAACTTCTAAACCACTAACGGATAATGATTTAATCCATCCACTACAAGCAAAAGTTGTAGAAGCCCCATCGGGAAATTGAACTAACCATGTTTCAACCGTACCAGCCACTAATGAAGCATTTAAAGAAGCTTGGTTGGCGGGATCGAATTGGATACTAGCTTTGATACTACCTGCATCCACCAATCCAGGTCGGGTATCAAGAGTAGTAGAGCCCAAGTTATCAATCTTAATTTCACTAGCTTGATAACCACTAATTTCTATTTTAGTAACTTGTCCTACGGCTGTTCCAGCTTGTTTTAATATCGCACCTGTTCCAACATTGATTGCTAACGTCATTTAAATAACCTCATGTATAAGAATATGAAGTTATTTAGTTGTCTCATTACTATTTTTTTACGGCTTCTCGGATACCTCTTCTGATTTCATTTATAGCACTTCTTTTAGCCATCTCTTTAGTCTTAGAAAAAGCTTGTCCCATAAAGTGCTTACCAGGAATAAATTTATTGTTCTTGTAATGCTTCCAGCCTTTTTCTTGGAATTTTCCGTAAAATACAGCAGTTCTTGCACCAGATATATTTTTGCCTATTACTACATTTTGACCGAATCCTTTGATGGATCTTTTCATGGCACGTATTTTAATACTCCCTGCTAATGCTCCTGAGCGTCTTGGAGCTAGTTGTTGAGCTAAATCACGTGTTGGCGGTAAAGCTTTCTTAATGGCTTTCTGGATGATTTGTTTAGCAAGCTTTTTTTCCAAATCTTTAAAAGCTTGTTCTAATTCCTTTACTCCTAATAGTTCTATCATGGTGTACTTTCCAGGTATTGTGTTGCTTCTAAAATCATCTCCCTACTGTTACTGTCTACATTTACAACAGTCATCACTTGATAAATATTTGTTCCTTCTACAAATCTAGTTCTTGGAACGATGGAAGCGTTGTAATGGGTTTCACAGTGGAACATGTTCATTAGTGGGTCAGAACTACTTCCAGCAGGCTCTAAGCTTATCCATTGCTGGAAGTAGTTACTCCATACGCCATTAGTACAGGATTGAAATTGAACAAAATGATTTCTTTTTCCTCTTTTCATTAAATATACAATCCTGCATTCATAAGGTTTAAAATTTTACTAACACCAAATTCAATTTCTTTAGTGTTGTTATCCTCTTCAGATTCTCGGTATTGATCCCAGCCACCACACATTAATTTTACTGCGTGACAAAATAAAGGATTAGGAGTTGATGACCCACAATTAAATTGAATCTGAACAGCATCACTTCTATAATAACCATAAGTCGGCGGATAAAATGTTACTGGTTCTATGAATGCTGGCTTATTATGAGGCAATTGTACGTAATATTGATCGCTACCCCAAGTTTGTAAAGTATTTGTAGTGTCGTAATATGAAATATTCACCACACTAGTAACAGGAGGTTTATCAAGCATTATTTTATTATGTCTAAAAAAATGATTTAAATCGCCAGAATATTGACCAAACCAAGCAGGAAAAATAGCGGGTATACTTTGGAAATGATAAGGAAAACAAGGTAAATTTAATTGCCAAGTTTGAGGCATAATTGCGATATTGGTAACTGCTTCACAATAAGCGGTAGCAGAAATTAGATAAGAAGTTAATCTTGCATCACTATTATCATCAGAATAAGTTAAATGATCTTTCAAATCGGTTAAGGAAACACAGTAAGTTGAGGCAGGAGTGATTAATTGGAAGTATGATTGCATGATGTATTTAGTAAAAATACAAATAAAAAACCACCTGGATTTTACTCCAAATGGTTTTTCAAAACTAAATTACTTCACATCCACAACAAGTGAATTATGAAAATCTGTTATATTTAGTAATCATACAAATAAAAAAGCATTTGACTTTTACATCAAATGCTCTTCAGAAAAGATCAAGAAACAATCACACCAACAAAGTGTTTTTTATGAAGCGGACATCGTCAAAGTTTTAATTGCCGATGGATTAGTTAATATACCATCATTTCTGGAATAGCCTACATACGCTAATGAACCTGACTGCCATAGCACTTGGTCCAATACTCTAATATTAACATCAGCTACGTCCCGAATAACGTAATAACTGAAGTCGCCAAAAGCGATGGGGACTAATCCAGCAGTCATGTCAGGCATATCGTTATTTATAATTACAGGCTTGCCCATAATTCTGGTAACTCCATCAGCAGTAATATAACCATCAAGCAAAATTGGGCGACCCAACGTATCTTTAATTTGCTTTAAAATTGCTAACGTTCCATCACTACACATGAACACAGCATTATTTCTGTACAATGGATCAACACTGTGGAACAAATTAATTAATTCATTAATAGTTACAGAAGTAGTTCCCGCAGCGGTTACAGAATTAGTAGCTGAAGTCAGAAAGCCTGTTGGTTGTCCCGATCCACTACCATTCGTAAAGTGTGCATTATGGGCACGTGCAAAGCGAATTCCGATGGCTTTTCCGACATAACTTCCGACATCGACCATCGAATCTTGGCTGAATTCAAGCGAAACTGGAAATATTTGGGAGCTATATTTATAGCTTCCTAATACAACAGTTCCGAAAGTTAATGGTACGCTACTAGGAGCAGTATTTTCGCTAACAATAGCAGCAACATTATCAACGTCGTTGACAGTTGCCCAATGTAATGGATTGCCTTGCTCTGTTTTTTGTACAGTAGCAACACTTCTCATTCCACCATAAGCTTTTAATGCTTCAACAAGGCCAACATATAGTGAGCCCTGAACAGTATATCCACCTTGGCTACTAGTTCCAACTGTTTGACCAGTTCTACAAATCCAGTAGTTATCCCCGAAATTCATACCACAACGTTCAACACTACGTTGCATTTTATCGCTAACTAAGTGATGATTACCGCTTCTATAAAAACTCCATGCTTTAAAAGCGTAGTTTGCTTCATCGGCTGATACACTTGGAGCAGGCTTATACTTATCAGCTTCAAATCCTCTACTAATAACGTCTTTATCAGCAGGTGTAGCAATCAATGCCTTAGCGTTTTCACTACGCTGTAAACTTTCGATTTGACCCTTAGAAGTATTGCAAAATTCATAGTCTTTATCGTATTGAATTTTGTCTGATTCTTCCCATGCTTCGCCATTAGGATATTTATCAACAAAGCTATTCATACGACGAATAGCATCACCTCGCAATTCTTGTAGTTCCTTTATTTTACTCATATTTTTATATTTCCAATAATGTGAAGCACTTGGGCTTCGCTTGCGCCACTTGGGACGCTTGTTGGAAATATATAGATGAGTAAATTAAATTTTTAACTCCTTTAAAAGTTGTTTGGTTTGTTCGTATCTTGCTCTAGACTCTAATTCCTTCAGCCATTGTTGTTGTTCATGACGAATAATGTCTATTTCATTGCTCCTGGTGAGACTCGTAGAGCTAGAGTATGCAGGATTATAAACGGGGCTAACATCCACTAATTTGTTGATTTTTGTGATTGTTCTAATATCTTTTTTTCCATCTCTGGACCATTCAGCTTTATATCCTTTTGCTTCAAATGAGCTACCACGAACTAAATGATTTTGAATTCTATTATATACTTCCCTGTGGAAACTATCATTTTTATCTAATTGGCATTCATAGTTTAGACCTTTATCATCAAGCCATAATTTACAAGAATCAGGAGTTACCCCCACTACTTCCTTATGATCGAATCGGCATAGTACTCCACCGCCTAAGCAATCATCATAAGCTTTTCTTGAAATTCGTTCATAAACATTACCATAAATATTAAATTCTGTTCCAGGATCATTAGGATTATAAAATGTTGATGCTATTCCACCAATTTTATAATTTCCAAGATCCCTAACAATCGTTTCATTGTATCTAATTTCCATATTTTCCTATAAATAAAAAAAGCTTCCGTGCTCCTACGAACTTCCTTGTATTTTTCTAACAATTTCCAAAGTAGACAGATTATTTATTACTTTTGGTCTTTGTTCAGGTAATATACTTTTTAATTCTTCAGCTAATTCATCAAGCCATAGGGTACTAAAACCAGGTAAGGAACGTTTTATTACATCTCTGTGCTTGTCTAAATCCAAATTAGTATCTTTCTTCATTCTTGTGATGAGACGGTCAACAGAGGCAAATAGAAGCTTGTTTAGACTCCTGGATGTTGTGTCATCAGCTTCCGTATCAGTTGGTAATTGCTGGGGTGACGCTTCTACCTCACTATTGACCGTGTTTTGCCCTGTTACCCCTGGTGCTGGTAGTGGTTCTTCTCCTTCAACGATGATATTTGCGGGTCGGCACCAGGTTTGCTCTTCATCTTTTACAGTTGGTAGGTTCCATTCAGCACGTGTTTCCTCCCAAGACATTAAATTATTGTTATACATTGATATAGCATTACTAGTTCTTGTGGTTTGATCTAAAGTAATTAAATCATTTAGATCATATTCAACATATTTTGTTTCTTTTTCATCTTCTCTTAATAACTTACTTAATTGTAATTGTATATTAATCATCCAAGGGGAGTAGCAATCACCTAATAAAGCTAAATTTTCGACTTCTAAAGATGAATAACTTGTTGCCACTTGTCCGTTTAATTTACTTGCTGTTAAGCCAAGAATATTTGCACAATCAACAAGAGTTAAATTTCTACTTTCGATAAATTGTGATTCTTCCATATTAAGCGAAACATGCTGAAATGTTGCACCATTTTGTAACAACATCACTTTAAATCCCTGGTCTATTCCCACATGTTTCTCAGTTAATCCATCTCGAAAAGTTTCTAATTGTTCCTTATTTTGGAATAATGATGGTAATTGTATAACATTTGTGACTGCCATATTATTTTTAAAGGCAATCGCACCCATTTTTTGAACAGCTATATTTAACCCTAAATTCTCTCTCATAATTTCAGTTAATCGATAACCTACAAGGCTACAGGGCGAAGTTGGTCCTTTTACGTGGATGCAATCATCAGCTTGTAGTGTGAATTTTTGCCCATTAACTACAGTTTCATAATAAATAGCTGGTTTATAGCCATCATAAGTCACATAGGGAGTAGTTTGTTCAGGGTCAAGAAGCCACAAGGCAATGGGAGTTGCATCACCATCTCGTTCAATTGCAAGATAGCCATTTCCTGCAACGATAGAATTACTTACTAAGCACCGAAATAATTCAAAATGTGACTGTATTGGGTTAGAAAAACCTCTGAGAAGTTTATACGCTGGATGATTTTCATCTCTTATACGACTATTATTTGGACCTCTTGTATAAATTCTACATGCAGCACCAGCAACTTTATTTGAGATTAAATTTATTCCTTTCCACAGGGCTGGGATTCCCATACAAGAATGATGATCCACTCTTACGCCTGCGCTTGATGTATTTCTAGGGAAGAGGCTCCAAACTTCATTAGATGTGATGGGAATTGTTGGGCTACTACGGCTGAAGATATTTTTAAACCAATTGCTCATCACTTATCTAGAGTTTAAAGCGTAAATTGTGGGATAGTATACCAGTCGGGAGCACTTAATTCAGAGACTAATCCTATGGCTATCGAGGTAACGCCGTCCACTCTTGCAGTACTTTTTCGTTTATCAATCATAATATCATCGCCTGAGGTTCCCGTTCTGATGGTACAATTGCCCAAATTCCAATTAAGAATCGGATTATTATTATGGACTAATGTTTTTCGATAAATCATACGTTCAAACAAATTATATGATGGGCTCATAATCTTGTTGTTCTGTGCGACTTCTATCATGTTATAGCCACTTTCTTCCAGGATTTGGCGAGTTTCCTCCATAAATCGTGAATCATAGTAGATTGAAGTAATTTTAAAATTTTTACTATCTTCAGCGATTTTATTGCGAAGGAATTTTGGATCAATGACATCTCCAGGAGTTAAATATAAATTAGCCTTGGGATCATCTTTCCAACTTCTTAAATAAGGAACATTATCCATTTTCTCTTTAGTAATAGCAAAATTTTCTGGAATAAAGAACCTTGGAAAAACATATATCTTTTCCTCTTTTTTGATTAGTAATGAGTAAGCCCCTAAGTCATATTTCCTTGCAAAGTCAATTCCAATAATAGCTTCACTACCGTAAAAATCTTCTTCTTTTAAATCCTGACCACATTGTGCAAATAAATCTTGACTAATCCAAGCACTTGTATGCCCCACCCATTGGTTACCTACAAGTGTCCGAAATCTTGTTTCCTCTATTGGTGACTGATTAACTGCCTTTAGATCATCAATAATGTTTTGAAATGACCAGAGTACATCACTTGCAGGGTTAGCTATTTTTAAATTTTCTAAATCTCTCCAACTACTATGTTCTGGAATTTCAAAAATAATTGGCAATATATCTGGTCTATCAATTTCCTTATTAATTACTTGTTTTGCTTGTCTGTAGTTGTGATAACCAGGATGTTCCCGATCAAATTGAGCTGTACTAATACTAATCTGATGATAGTATGGTCTAGATTGTCCAGCGTTAGCTATCTTGTCCAATACGATTTGGCAATGACATTTTGGAAATTCTGCAAGTTCATCTAATATTATCATTCCAGCATTGTGACCACTTACCTCTGGTGAACATGATAATATTTCTAACTTACTTCTAGTTTTTAAATCTTCTATTTTGTTTAAATGTCGTCTAACCCATAGTCGTTTTTTTAACTCTGGATGTTGTTCAACCATTGCGCATGCTTCCGCAAACACCATTTGACTTTGTTTAATGGTCGGAGAAATAATAAACACATCGTTTCCAGGTTGCCAAAGGATGTTAAATAAGCCTAAGGCAGACATATATGTTGACTTGCCATTTTTTTTCGGCAACCATATACTGCTGAAACGGTGCTTAAATTTAAATTCAGAAGAGTGATAACCATATAATTGTTTTATATGGTTAATTTGCCAGTCCATTAATTTTATTGGTTTATTATAAAATGGACTTTTAGAAAGCCTGCAAAATTTTTCAATAAATGAAATTACTTTATTAGGAAGCTTTTCATCGTAGGCGTAATCGTTCAATCGTCCGCCATCAGTGCATCAAGTTCTGAAGATACCTCTGTTAACTTACCAACAATTTTTCCTTTACCCTTGGGCAATAATAGTAAATTATCAAGATATCTTGCTAAGGTCTCACTATGTTGCTTTTGAATAACCACCATAGGATGTTGCTTTACCGTTGTGGCTGTAGTAATCACCATGCCTTCCTTTTCAATTACATCAGAAGCTAATCTATAATCGCCATAGGCTCGGCAAGCGATAGCTAATGCTTCAGAGGTAGTGGGTGTGAGGTCTCCCCTACTTTCTAATTCTTGCGCTAGTTTCTTCCACATTATTTTTGAATGACGGTTCAGCCAATCGGGACAAGTTATCATAATATTATGTAGTGATTAATTAAAATATTACCAAATGACATTAGACAGCTTGCGTGATTAGGTGGTATCTCTAGTCGGATTTTTTTGTGGGACTCGTCTAATGACTTGCTAGGTGGCTAATTTTAAAAAAAGTTCAAAAAAATTGACAAAAACCATGCAACTGGGTGGGGTCAACTAGGTGGACCCATTCCTAAAATAATGACCCCCTATATGGGTAGTTCCATTAGTGGTTGTTGATGGATGCGTAATAGGTCATTAGAAGCATCCTGTTATTAGTTAGGTGATTAATCATATTATTTATTTGCGTGCGTCTAATGCGTTGCTAGAGCCCTCGTTGTGTTAATAGGTTATGGTGATGCCTACACAATGGAGTTATATCGTTGATGGTTGCCTTACGATGACGCTCTACACTATTGCCCATACTGCAAGGCACGTGACAATCCTTGGCTAATGTGGTCTTACCTTCTCGCAAGCAGTGAATACATAATGGTTGGATTGTCCTCATGTATTCACTCTTCTTGCGCCACTGATAATCGTAACCTCTTTTACTACTTGATGTATGTTCACAATCTGATTTATAACAAATGGAACAAATCGTTTTTGCTTTGGTTGGCATTGTTACTATATAGGTTTATCTGGTTTGCGTTTGTTTTTATTGCCATGACCGTAGTTAACACAATACTACGGTCATGGTTTTTTTATGGAAATTTATTATGGAATTGGAATTGGCAACATTAATTGATATCGTAACCGAATTAAAAAAAAGAAATATTGATTTTTGCTTAATTGCTATTCCCCATAACGATCCTGATTTTGTTTATTTTACTGGCGATAAAACAAATGGAATGAATTTATGCGAATTTGGTTGGTATTTTATTAAAGATAATAAATAAAAATCATAAACCAAACTCCTCTATTAATTTCTTTTTATTTATTTTGGCACGTTTAAGGTGAGAGGTCCAGAATCGTTCTAGAAGCGTTAATTGGGGCTCTGTGGGCGTTGCACCACGTATTAGTT